TATACATTTTACACGTCTTTATTGCAAGATTATCATCTACCTCTACAATTTCCATCTCCTCATCTTCATCTTCCTCTAAAAGAAGTGCATATCTAACAGCATCATCTTCTTCTTCAAATAGAAATAAAATTTTTTCTCCATATTGATCATGAACGGCATAAGCACCGTCTTCTTTTTTATCTTTTAGAGTAAGAAGATACATTATTCAACCTCGCAAGCTCTACGATAAAGATCTCTAAAAATTCCTTTGATTATATTTTTATCATAATCAAATTCAGAGTCGTCAATATATCTATTTAAAATTGACATTGTATTTTCTTCTTCATCAATCTCAAACTCTTCACTTTCTTGAATTTGAAAGTTTTCGATTATCTTTAAATCATGTACTCCAGCACTATAAAGTTTATCGATAAAATGTTCAAAATCTTTTACTTTGGTCTTTTTCCTTACAACCACTTTAACGATTTTATTTTGATATTTTGAAGCATCAAACATTTGATATGGAGTATCCTCATAGTAAACGTTATAAAACATTTTATAAGGATTGTTGATTGGAATATGCTCTAAAGTTTCCGTATCAAAAATGTGAAAACCTCTAGTATCATTTACATCAGTCCAATACATCTCATAAGGATTGCCCAGGTAGAAAATTCGTCCATCATCAGATCTGGTGTGATAGTGTCCAGAATAAACCTTTGAAAACTTTTCAAATAGTTTGCTTTCCGTACCATGTTCCATAATCAGTTGACGATTGACTCTAAATCCTCGCAACTCCAGATGCCCCATTGCACATTTACAAGCAGTCTCTTTGATGAGATTGATGGATGATTCTTCATTTGCCTCGTTAATCCACGGCAAAAATAAAATGTCTAATCCACCAATATTAACTTCTGTAGGTTGACTATAAGTTTTTATATTTTTATATGTTTGTAAGAGAAGTTCTGGTGAATTAATTTCGTTAGTGTTTTTATAATAAGTATCATGATTACCAATAATCATATGAACATCATATTTTTTTAATGGGTTAAATACAACTCGTTTTGCCCATTCAAGACTTTGGTAATCAATAGATTTACGACTATCGAAAGCATCACCCATGTGAATTACAGTTTTTACACCATGCTCTTTCAATGCAGGAAAGAAGACATTGCTATAAAATTTTTCAAAGTAATCATGTAGATACTTGGAACCCTTTTTTGCTCCATAATGAGTATCCGTAATAATAGCAACCTTCATCTATTAGTCTTATAGGTAATGTTATCCTTGATTGTATTATACTCCGAACTACTACCAGAAAGCAAGCTATCGTCAACCATCATGACTTCATCAAATCCAGTCTTTTCAATAATTTTGGTCTTGATGTCTAGTTGCTTTTTCTCTTTTTGAATCCTACGGAGAAATGCATAATGAATAATTTGCGTAAAGTAAGCAAAAGGATTCTTGGATTTCTCAGGATCAAAATTATGAATGTACTGAACGCAATTTTCGATTCCATCTGAGATCATATCGTCACGGAACATATAATTGACGAAGTTTGGTTTATAAGAAAGATGTGTTGCAATCTTAAGAAAACATTCGCCAAGATAGTTTGAGATGGGTGGTTTACCTTCCCACTGTCTTGCCCTTTCTTGCTTTGGTTGCTCTGTAAGATCTTTGTTGAAAGTCTTTTTGTATGATGCTTCAACTTTAGATCTATAAACAATCATAGCCTCAAGCAACTCCTTGTTGTTAACATAGTGTTCTGATTTTTTTCTAGACATAACATTTTTCTAATATATCTTATGTTAAAACCATTATAGCACACTATTGGGGCTTGACAACATAGTGATTTATGAGTAGAATACCTTTGTTAGGTTTGAAGAGACAGATATAGCTTTAAGATTCTAAGTTAGTATCTTTTGTTTTATTGAATATATTTTCTAGTGTTTTTCTAGCATCTTCTACTGAAGATACATATCCCATTTTATCTGTTATTTCTACTTGACCTTCCGGTGAATTGTCTTCATTCAGATATTTTCGATAGAAGTTAATAGTTTCTGGTGTTTTAACTTCCGTCATTGTAATAACTCTATCGTATTTTATGATAAAAAAGTCATCTTCTGGTATTTCCATCCATGGTCTTATTTTAACCATAGATCCATAATTATTTTCAATAACTTTCATCATCACTGGATTTTGCAATAGAAGCACAGGATCTCCATCATTTTCATCGACACATACGATAGAGAATATTTCTTCTCCAGAGACTAACTTTATTGCTGCGTAAAATTCATCTCCCATTAGTTCTTAAGCGGTATGTTTACAATTTCATAATTAAAGTTTTCTTCGTTATAAACTTTGATTCTTTCAATTAGATGATTAAGTGTATAGTTTCTCCTGGACTTGTAGGAAATGTCGTCAGCAATGTCATAGAGAGTTGCCTTTGTTTTGTTATTGCCTTTCCTGAGTACGCGACCAATAGACTGGAGATTCCGAATTCTAGATTTGGATGGAGAAGCAAAAATAACATTATGGAGGTTCTTGATGTTGATACCTGTACTAAATGTTCCGTATGAAGCGACGATAATCGCGTTGTTTTCCTTCTCTGTAATCTCCCTTACTTTTTCTCGATCTTCTGTTGCGACACCACCGTGGACAAAAAACACATGTCTATCTTCCACGCTACCAGTATTTATTAAATCAAAAAGTGGCTGACCATGACCTTCAACTCTTGAGAAAAGAATAAGAGTATTGCCTTTAAGATCTAACGCTAGATTGCGAATGAATCTATTGCGTTTTTCATGATTAATGATATACTGGACTTCATCCTCAAAAGTTTCAAATTTATTTGATGGATGCTTTAATAGAAGGACGTTAATATCCAACTTAGCAACATGACCTTTTTTCATCAGTTCTTCTGTTCTGATGATTTTATAAGATGGACCAAATAATCCTTCTAATACCCATTTATGTGTCTGGGTACCATCTAGTGTTCCAGTAAAACCGTAACGATATTTTGCATCCGAAAGTTTTGTCATTATAGATATTAATGACTTAGATTTGAACTGGTGTGCTTCATCTCCAACGACCACGTTAAATCTTGAAAAATATTTACGGGGGAGTTTGTAGATGGACTGCCAGGTGGTGATTATCACCTGAGAATCGGTCTCTCGCTCTCGTCCCGCATATATTTTGTGGCAATATGAACCTACATCCCAACCATAGTCTGCAAAATCTTTATACATCTGCTCTACTAAGGAAGTCGTCGGAACAACTATCAGAGTATTTTGTCCGCGCTCAACATGATATCTCACAAGAGAATATATCATCAGAGACTTTCCAGAAGCAGTTGGGGATATCAACAGCTTTCTATTATGTCGTAGGGCGTCGTATACTCCCTCTACTTGGTAATCGCGAGGGGAATACTTACAAATAGCATTCATATAGTCCTTTACACCCTCCTTAGAGATCATATCATTCGTCTCAAAAGGAAGACCATAAAACTTATTCTCCACAAACTCATAAGAGTATTCGTGGTCTTTGCAGAACTGTATAACCTTATCTAACAACCCAACGTATATCTCTCCTGTCTGGGTGTTGAATAAGCGTATTTTTCCATCCCAGTACTTACTACGGTACTGAGGCATAAACTTAGCGCCTGGAACATCAAATGTAAACTGGTCTGCTAACTCGTAGTAAACATGTGGTTCCGCTTTAACCTGAAGAAAAACTTCATTCTTCTTCGATATAATCAAATGAGACATAACCCATAAGGTTCACCTATAGGTATTTATTCATCCATTTGAAACTTATATTCCAAAAGAACTCTAAAGAAAAAATCTTTTAAATATTTGATTCTTTCTTGTTCTTCGGCATCTCCACCTGGCCATTTATCTAGGTGAAAACAAATTGATTTGTATATAAGACTAACATCTTCCGAACCAAATTGTAGTTCAATGTATGGAAGTTCTTCGTCAAATTCACCATCTTGATAAGTCCAATCTTCGTCGTTCATTAGAATCCTGCTTGAAACTTCTGCCATTCAATAGCATTCTTGATCTGAAAAGTCCTGTTTGCTACTGTCTTGATAATTTCTTCTAAAAATTTAAGAGTCGCATCATAGTAGCGAATCTTCATATCAATCTTGTTTAATCGTTCGTCCGCATCTAGATAGCGTTGGATAGCATCTTTCTCACGGACTTTATATGGAAAAGGTTCTTCTTCATACACAGC